CAAGCCATCATTCCAACCAGCACCCAATATAGCGACACGCCAACCAGTACCGTTCTGATTCCAACAGTGATCGCCAACAGGAAGTGCAGTGTTTCCGTTGAACTCACCCGGTAAGAACAACCAATCAAAATCTTCTGAATAGCAGAAAGCGGAAACATAACCGTTTCCATACTTTGCGGTCATTCCTGTATCTTCATAAGGTGCTGCCTTAATGTCATCAGCAAAACCATGATCTGCAACATAGGTTTCACACTCACCTGTGGTTGCGTTCGCATAGTGATTGATTCCATCAATCCACCACCAAATGTTGCCCCAAAAGTTTTCTTCACCACGGTATGACACAATCTGAATACCGTTAGCATTGACAACTGAACCTGATGCATCACCAAGGGTGATTGTTGCACCTGTATTTTCTGTCATGGATGTTTTACCGTCATCAGTCTTTGAAACTGCACCGTTACCAATAACAGACTGCATGTTGAAGGTTGCATATTCAATCAGCATAAGCATCTGTGAAGCGGATGCCGTCTGAACAACACCCTGTTCCCAACCAGTACCACGTTTTTCAGCAAGTTTTCTGATATTGGCACGGGTTGCGTTCTGTGTAAGTCCTGAAAGCGGTTTTGCATTGGCAATACTGCATAACATATCAGCAGCAAAGTCAGCAACCTGTGAATCATCAAGAATGTATGCTGATGCAGATGCATCCCAAAGTGAACCTTCAAAGGCTGCAAGATATGCAACATCATGTTCCTGACCATTTACAATGAACGCCGGATGAAGTTTGAATCCCGCCTTTGGTGTATCTGATACATAGTATCTGATTTTTCTTGTGATTGCCCCCTTGGTTCTCTTTTCAGTTTTAAGCGGTACAACCTTGTAATAAAACTTTGGCTGTTCAACCATTACCTGAACGATTGTCCCGGCACTGAATTTCAGGTTTTCATCAGGTGATTCAGTACCTACCGGGTTACGGTCAACCGCCTGTGTCAGTTTTCCAGTAGTGGAAAATCCGGCTTCACCATAGTATGCAGCAACACGCCCGTCATTGGTAAGGTTGCAACGCTTTCTGCCACCAAAGGCATTGATTCCGTCAAACCCTGAACCAGCTGAACGGTTTACTGCCCCGGCAAGTCTTGTGAACTTCTTATTTTCAAAATCCACTTCAACACCGTAAATGTCACCGTCTGAATATCCAACATAGGCTTTCAGATCAGCAATTTCTTTTTCAAGTGCCTGAATGTCACCAACCGTTGCATACGCACCCGGACTGACCGCAAGTGATACGCTGTCAGCGTTTCCTACTGTGGTATATAACTGTAAGTATGCAGCCGATACCGTAACACCGTTATATGGTGGCATATAACAGTTATTTGACTTTTCAATGCAGACTGCATACAGAATTTCACCTTTGTCAGGATCAACGGCATATAAGCCAAGTGTACGCATATAGTAGCCTTCTTTCAGGTCTACATTGGAATATGCTGCATCAATTTTGATTGCAACCTCATTTGTGCGGGTAACCTTGGAAACAAGGGTTGTCTGCTTGATGTTGCTAAGTGCGGTCAATGCCTGTAACTGACTTTCAGTGTACTGGGTACTGGAAGAACATACTTTTGTAAAATCAATGTTTCCTGACCCGGCAATCATCTTTGCCATAAGTGCCTGACCATTGTTTGTGATGTAAAGTTTTGAATACTCTGCCATCTTATCATTCCTTTCTATGTTGTTTTTATCTCAATGAAGTCTACCTGAACAACGCCGGATGCTGTCTTTGCATCCATATCTGCCCGGATTGTTTCATTAAAATCTGTTGAAATGGTTACCATTGCGGTATCTGTTGCCCTACCACCAAAGTTCACTGTACCCTGAACACTCACTGTTTCCTGACTGTCATTTGTGATGTTCAGCATTTCAGTCTGAACGATTCCACCACCAAAGACTGATGAACCGTTCACATCAAACACTTCCCGGAAATCGTTTGTGATGATAAATTCATTGATGAAGCAGATACCACCACCAAAAAGAACAGCACCTTTGATGTTGCAAGGGATGCTGTTCTTAGATACAACCACAAGATTTTCAGGAATCATTGTGTTTATGATGTTTTCCAGTTCTTCCACCTGACCATATAATTCAAGGTCAGTGTCAATATACAGTGTGTACCCGGTCTTGAAATCACCAGTCACTTCAAAATCACTGTCACCACAAAGGACAAGCAACTTTTGAAGCAACACTTTCCAAGTGTACGGGATTGTGTTGAACCACTTGCTTTGAACCCTTGAACGCCTTGATTCAAGGGTATCATCAGCAGTTGGGTATATTTTCAGCATCTTTTCAAATCGGCTGATTCCATATTCATCAGCGGTTGAAATAAAGCGGTTACGCAAACACCTGTCAGTTGCCGACCACATCAGACTAAATTCAGGGTTTTCCGCTTCAAGTGCTGCAACGGGTTCTTTGTAACTCTGCATGAATGGCGGTAAGTATGAAACAAGGTCAACTTCTCTTATCATGCAGAAACACCCCCTAACTTTGGTATGCAAAATTCTGTCAAGGTCATATTGCTTGCCGTGCCGTTCAGCTTTGTCCCGGTCACATCCACCACGCCATCAACACCAAGGATGCGGTTTTCAATCTGCGATACCCTGACAATGGTTTGTGATGTTTCTGACCAGTTCTTTCTTAATTCCAAGAAGTACGCATCAACCGCATCTGCAATGGCTGCCTTGGTATTTGACCAGTTGTGACCTTCTTCAAAGGTTACCGTGGTCTTGATCTCAATACTGACAGGTGATGCACTTGCAACACTGACCACATGACCGATTGGTGCAAGTCCGTAACCTTCCCCGGCAGTTTCTTCCGGGTCAAGTGTCTGCTGAACGTACTGAACAAGTGTTGAACTTGCTTCACCATAATCATCTGAATCAGTGATGACTACATGAACAGTACCGCCAACCGTCAATTTCTTGTCCTTGGCTGCATTATATACAGCATCAAGCCACGGTTTGACTGCTGCCGGAACTGTTGAAATGATTGATTCATACCAGTTCTTGACCACTGTACTGACGATCATGTCAGCAGGTCTAATGTCACCATTCCAAACACGCTTGACCTTACATGACCCAACACCTTCAATGCCTTTGACCTTTGCCATATAATCAGCATGATTGCCACCAAAGGACTGTTCATTGAAGCTGTCAAAGTAACGCTGTCTGAAAACTTCTGTATCTTCTTCATCTTCACCGGGAATAAGTACGCTTGTCAGGCTTGCCGTCTGCAATCCGTCAATATATTCCATTGGTATCATATCCCCAAGGTACTGATTGCCAACGACACCTTCTGTTTCACACTGAACCTTGTATGTTCCCGGTGTGATCTGTTCAGTCACAACATAGTTGATTTCACCAATGTTGAAACGCTTTCCAGTAACATTAATGTTTGTTGGCGTGAACTCACCCTGTAAGATTGCCTTGGTTGCGGGTTCAGGTGAAAGTCCCCTGTCCTTTGCAAGTAAAATCAGAAATTCCCTTGCAGCAGTATCACCGTATGAATTTTTTATCAAATATTCCAACTCAATGTATAAAATCTGAAATTCAATGGCGGTTGAACTATGCAGATCATAAACAGGGGATGACGGTCTTTTGTCAATTTTGTCAGATACCCGGTTCATCATCCTTTCAAGGATAATGTCATAAGTCTGATCTTCATACATTCTAAATCTTCACCCCCTTCTCTGCTTTAATATCACCGTAAATTGTTTTTACAGTAAAATAGGCATGAACCACACCTTTGACTGTCAGGTCAAATTCAAAGTCGGTCACGCCTGTGATTCTTTCATCAACGGCTAACGCTTCACTGATTCTGCGTTCTAATTCAGGGCAAACCCAAGTGACAGGTTCACCGTACAGGTCAAGTGTTTCAATGCCGTAATACCACGGATATATGATGTACTGATACCGTTCTGTTTGCAGTATTCTGAAAATCATCTGCTTCATGGCATCCTGTTCATCCACAAGACCCCTGACCGAATCACCGTCTAAATCCATCTTATAAGTTAGGCTTGGCTGCGTTTCAATTTCAAAATCTTGGTCAAGAAAACCAACTGTTGAAGGAATCATTTGCCTATCCTATCCACAACAATGAAGCGTTGACCTTCTTGCTGTCTTATCAGGATAACTTCATCACCAACCGCCAAGCCATTGTGAATGATGATCTTCTTTTTTCCTGTAATTTTGTGAGTATGTGCAAGGTTCTTTGACCCTGTGTTCAAGTCAATGTTGCCACCGCTGCCATTGTCACCTTTTACAGTGTGGTTGTGGGTGGAAAGACTGCTTTCAGAAGTCCAGTCAACTGTTACCATTGTTCTGAAATCTGTCACATTTCTTGAAAGAATCAACTGTTTTTCACCCAGTATCATCTTCTGTTCAACATTGATTTTCAGCGGTGAAGCACTCACCACTTCACCAAAATATACATTTACGGGTTTTCTCGCTTCAACCGCTTCAACGGCTGCCCTTTTCAGGGTATCAACAAGTTCATTTGCATCAGGCAACAAATTCACCCCCTCTAAGTGTCAAATCCATCCAATGTTCACCTTCCTTGTAGGTATGCTTGCATTTTTCAACAAGCATCCAGTTTTTCAGTTTCACATCACCAAGGTCAAGGTTGATGACAACCATTGAACCCGCCCGCACTCTGTTGTCACCTAAAGCATTGGTAATTTTCAGGTTACGGGTCTTTTTGTTATATAGTTTCAAAAGGGCATCTGCTTTTGCCTGACCGTTTTCACCTTTCTGCAAGGTGTCAAAATACTGTAAGATACCCCACTTGTTAATGTTGGAAGAATCCTGTGTGATGTAAACATCACGCTTTCCTGTGTCCTTGTTATCATAGGTCAGTTTGATTTTGTTATATGTGTTTTCATCAATAGATGAAGTATAGTCAAAGTTTTGCCCGGTTTCTTCATCAATCATCAGGTACGCCCCCGGAACACCCACATACATAGATGACAGGCTTTTCAGGGTAAGTTTCCCAAAGTCATCATATAACACATACATTTCCCCGGTATTGGTCAGTGTCAGGTCAAGGGCATTTGCTATCATTTCAAACAGTGAAGTATTTTCTTCAACCCTTGATTCAATGACATACCCGGTATCATCCAGTGTGCCAAGGTTCAGGACATAATCATCTGCAATCATTTTCACAAATTGGTTTGCCGTCTTTCCTTCATAGACCTTGGTATCTTTATTTTTTAAGTACCTCAACTGATCGTAGGCGGTGACAGTAATGATTTTGTCCTTGGTTCTCTGTTGCTTGAACACAAAACCAAAGAATACATTGTCACCGTCCACCTTCATCCTGACTGGACTACCTTCTGAAAAATCAAGAATGTTGTCATACAGGACTTTGAAAACCAGTTTGCCGGGGGTGTTTTTTCTTTCTGTTGACCATTCAATACCTTCCTGAACAACAGGTTGATATACTTTTGTTCCTGATTCATTCCCAACCAGTAGTTCAACGTACATTGAACAACACCCCTTTCTTATGCTGCCGGAATGGTCAAGACCTGTCCCGGATAAATCAAGTTAGGGTTGCCACCAATGACACCCTTGTTTGCGTTGTAGATCACGGTGTATTTTGCACCGCTACCGTAAAACCGTTTTGCAATGTTCCACAAACAATCACCACGCACAACCGTATAGGTCTGTGCTGCTGCCGGGGCGGGTGAATTGTTAGTTTCCCGCTTAGGCTCTGCACTTGCCTTTGGCTTGGATGCAGCAATTTTGATGTTGACTGTCTTTGTTCCATAGTCCCGGTACTGTTTCAGATTGAACTTGACTTTGAAGTCAAACCCGTTCTTGGCATCCTCTGAAATTTTGTAATCTTCCAAAGATACCTTCATGTTTGTGTTCAGCAGTTTTTTCCCCACCGGGGTCTTTCTGCACACAATGAACTGGAATGTCTTTTTGCCTGTTTTCAACCCTTCAAAAATATCAAAGAAATACCCCGCTTCTTTGAAACCATTCTTATACACCGCATAAGGATGTTTTACTTGCGGGATTTCTGCTTCAAATTCAATGTCGGTCAACCCGGCTTTTTTCAGGATATTGATTTCACCTTCATTTATCAGGTTGACCGTTTTGTTATTACCATTGATTTTGATGCTGATTTTTTCAGGGGTGACAGGAAAAAGGCATTTGTCAAAATACATATCATATCCGCTTCTTGCCATTTACTCATGCACCCCTTCCGTCATATTGTCTACCGCTTCATTGACTGAATCTGTCAGTTTGGTCATAAAACCATCAATGTCATCACCGCTGTTCACGGTGTTCTGCATACCTGACATATCAACATTGATTTCAGCGGTTGTAAATCTGTTAATTGCTTCTTGTTCTGCAATATCACGCAAATACTTCAAATCTTCTTCTGTAATATCCAAAGAATCCTTGATCTTGCCTGTGTTATCGTCAATGTTTCCAATGCCGTCACCCACGCCTGAATTTGCTATTGCATCACTGAACCCTGATGTGTAATCACCCACATTAGGAATATCTGTCTGACCGAATACATCCGACAGACTAAAGTTTGAAACCTTATCAGCAACACCGTCACCCCATGCTGCACCCGCATTGAACGCATCTGATGCCCAACCATCCTGAAACGCATCAAAGGTTGTGAAACCTTCATTGAACGCATCACTGATTGACTGGTAATCTTCTTTGTTCCCGGCTGCTTCACTTGCTTTGGCTGCATAATCATCCGCTGCGGATGAAATGCCGGAATAATCAAATTCAACAAACGGTAACTTATTCAGTGCTGCACAAATACCTTCAATGACTGAAAGTGCCGTGCTTAACAGGTTGTAAAACCATGACTGTACGTTGCAGATAGCATTGTGAAATGCCGTCATCATATTGGATGCAAGTGCTGCAATGGCGTTTCCAATACCCAAGGCAATGTTTGCCACGGTTAGACCCAAGTTCTTGAAGAACTGAATCACCACGTTCACACCACCAGTAATCACACCGAACCCTGAATTTGCAATACCTGTCATCTTTGCAATCGCATTACATACGGCAAAAATTATTGCTATAAGTGCTATAATCAGCACAATAATCCATGTGATCGGACACGCTGCAAGTGCTGCGTTCAATCCATACTGCTGTACCGTCCAAAGAAATGTTTGTCCGGCTGCAAGTGCATCTGCTGCTGCCTTTGTCGCATCAATGGCTGCTGAAATTGCAGTAATTGCGTTGACAATTCCCATGATTGCCAAATATGCCCCTAATGCAGCAATTACACCATAGATAATTGGTGCAATGATTGACCAGTTATCACCGATAAATGCCCCAACGGATGCAGCTACTTCAAACACATTCAGAAGGATATTCGCAAGGGTTGCCATTGCTTCAATAGCACCCTGAATGAAAGTCTGAAATGCTTCACTATTGGCTAAATCGTTCAGTCTTTGAAGAACAGGTTGAAATGCAATCAGTGCGGTGTTCTGCATTGACTGCCACATCTGCCCCCAAGTCATAGGCATTTCATTGAATTTGCTGTTAATGTCATCAGCAGCAGAAAAGATTGCTGCCTTGACCACATCAGCGGAAAGTTCCCCATCCGCTGCCATTTCCCTGATCTTACCGATTGGAACATCAAGATAGTCCGCAATGTTCTGAATCAGGTTAGGTGCTTGTTCAAAGATACTGTTCAATTCATCACCACGAAGGACACCTGAACCAAGTGCCTGTGATAACTGCAATTCTGCATTTGCTGCTTCTTGGGTACTTGCCCCGGCAATTGTCATCTGTTTTTGAATCAGATCAGCAAAAGCAACAACTTCTTCTGAACTGCTGAACGCATCCTTTGCGTTGTTACCGAAACGGGCAACAACATCAGCCATCTGACTGAATGAACCCCTTGCATCCTGTGCTGCTGCATATACCATGTTGACAAGTTCAGCAGTTGTCTGAACCCCGTCATTCATCATGTTCAAACGGGATGTTGTCTGAACAAGTTCATCTGAAATGTTCAGTGCTTTCCCAACTGACTGAATACTGATATAGGCTGCAACTGCCCGTTTGATGGTATTGGTCAATTCATTTGCCTGTTGTGTTCCGGCTGAAATTTCCTGATTAAAACGCCCCTGTTCATCCACATTGTCACGGATGTACCTTTCTGTGTTGCCAACAGTTTGTGACAAACGCAAATAGGCATCATTGGCAGCAGAAACATCCATGTTCTGCATTGCCTGATTCAGTGAATTTTGTTCTTGAATAGCCTGATTCAACTGCATACGCAACTGTTCCAGTTCTGCATTTGCATTGTCTGCCCCAACATTTACCGGGTTGTTCTCAATCTGCTGAATCCGCTGTTGAATTGCAGATAACCGCTGTTGCATGGTGTTCATATCCTGAACTGCTGCATCCGGCAGTATATCCATTCCCTGTGCGGTCTGTGAAATCCTTGCCTGTGTGGTGTTCAGTGTGTTCAACATATCGTTTGCACTCTGAACTTCTTGCTGAAATCGTTCAACACCTGTTCCTGTGAACACATCCATCCCGTCAGTGTTCCATGTGACCGGGATTTCTACGGGTTCAGGGTCAGGCGGTGCGTTTGGCTGAATTTCAGGTCTGATTGGTTCAGGATTTTCAACCAAAGGGTCAGGAAGTACCGGGTCAACAGGTACAGGAATCGGTTCTTGATTTCCACTATCCACAACAGGCGGTGCAATATCAGGTGCGGTCTGTCGGCTTGCTGCCTGATTCATTGCTTCAATGGCAGCGGTTGCCTGATTGATTTCATCCCTTGCCCCTTCAATACTGCTTGTATCAATATCAGCGTTCATTGACTGCTGCATATCATACATTGCAGACACGGCAAGGTTCACTGAACTGATGATGTTGTTCAACACTCCACTGAATTGGTCATTAAGTTCAATACCTGTCTGAATAGATGACACCTGTTTCACCGTCCTTTCTTAGTGTTTTTTCTTTGCCCTTGCTTCTGCCTTTTTCTTTTCCTTCTTGTCATGCTCTGCTTTCAACTTGATTGAAGCAATCACAAAGGCTTTTTCCTGTTCATCCATAGCCAAGAACACTGATGGAAGAATGTGAAGTTTTAGAAGGGCATAGTAAGCATAATTTGCTTCACCGTCCCCTTCTTCAATTAGTTTTTTGCTTCATCAACCTTTTCATCAAGTGACTTGGTAAATCCCTGAAACTTCTGCATCCATAACTGGAAGTCCTGCATTTCCCCGGCATCATCAACCATTGCATAGACTAAATCTTCCGGGGTCATCACACCGTAACTGTCCTGTAACTCTTTATCGTAAAGGTCAGGAAACACCGTTGACTTCACGATCATTGCCATAAGGTACTTTGAAGTAATCAGTTTTGGTCTGAATAAGTTCGGCTTGCCTGTCACCTGAACTTCAATGGTGTTTGCATCACGAAGTTCTTCATTCTCCTTGGAACTGATATGTCTGAACTCCCATCTAACAGGTGTTCCGTCTGAACCAAGAAGTGAAGCAGTAGGTGCAAACTTTTCATTTTCCTTTACCTTTTTATTCGCTTTCATAAATGCACTAAATTTTGACATTTTGTTGTTCTCCCTTCTGTTTATCAAAGAATAGAAAAAACCCCTTATATGACCTTATATAAAAGCCACACAAGGGGTTCTGTTACTTAGTTAGTAAGAAAACCCGTGAGGTTTGCAAAAGATTCAGGCATTGAGAAGTCCTCAAATGTTCCTTCAATCTCTTCATCAAGGTATTCCCCGTCAGCATCAAATTTTGCTAACACACCGCCGTCAGTGTTGCAGTCATAGAAAATGATCGTCTGTCTGCCCGCATCACTGGTTGGGTCATCATTGGTGATCTGCATTTCAAAATACACATCCTCACCAGTGTTCTTATAGTCAAGCAATGCCTGACGAAGAACTGACTGGTTATAGTGTGCCGTGCCGGAAAAAGTACCTTCCATACCACAT